GATGGTCCTCGGCGTAAACTAAGATTAGAACGAACTCCAATTCCAATTTGACCTAGATAATTGGCTGCTATAGTACGAGAGTTTGCAAATTCCTCACTAAATGCAGCACCAAATTTATTTTCAGCAAATAAAGATTCTATTGGAACCCATCTGCCTTCAATTTCTCTGTACTGTACTGGTTTCCCATAATAGCGCTTTTTATAAGCAGCATCTTTTAGGTACACATCAGCCTGTGCTTTTCTAGCGCCACCTAAGTCGGTAAGGATGTCATCAATAACTTTGTATTGATTTGCTATCTCTTTATTAGCAGCAAGAATTTCCTTAGCATCTGGGGCTAGGGTGTGGATAGAACCTTTAGCCTTTGTAATTGCTGCTTTAGCATTAGCAAGGTCTGCTGCATATTTAGCAGTTGAATTTGTTTGTGCAAAAGAATCTTCTTTAACAAGGAATTTTTTATCAAATACAAAACTTGGGTGAACATCAGTAGGCATATACTCAACTGGGCCTTTAGGTCCACCAGTAGTGAAAGGAAGAGTCTTATTATTTTTAACTTGTAAAACTGGAAGACCTTTTTCAATTCTATTATTCATCTCTCGTGCAGAACCACGAGTAATTCTTACTGGAAGATAAGGAACATTTTCAGCAAGCGCTGCTTGAAGTCTATGATTTCCTTCGCCAAGATAAGCAAGTCCAGTCTCATTATCATATATAACTACAAGTGGATTCTCAAGTTTTCCAGTACGAAAAATTTCTCTATAAGAGTTTACTAATTCTGCATCAACTGGATTACCAGGCATTTTTTCAAGATATTTTGAATCAACAAATCCAACTACACTACGTGTTTCTGGAAGTCCACCCTTACCACCGTCTTTATATTCTTTAATATTTGGAAATAACTTTGTCTTTTTTGTACTTGTTTCAGATAAAGATTCTAAAAACTTAACTCTACGCTCAAGTGAAGCAATAGTTGGTACGGCTGATTGCTCACCAAATGGGCGAACAGCATCACGTAATTCAAACTCAATATCATCGACTAACTTAGAGGCAGCCTTTAAATCTTTCATAATCAAAGCCTTATTATCTCTAATTGTCTTAGGAGATAACTTAACTGCATATTTTTCTGGCTCTAAGTATAGAGCAGCCTCGGCAGTTAATCTGTCTAAAGAATCTACCGCCTCATCTAATTGTTTAGAAATATCGGTGACGGCTTTATCTACAGCATTAAATTGTTTCTTATTAAGAATTCTATTTGCTTGACCAAGAACTCTATTTTTATTATTTTTGATAAAATTCCTAGTCATATTTGGAATATTATCTGTAATAAATTTATTTCCGTGTGCTAAAGTAGCACTTAGAACTGGTTCAAATAATGAGTTCTTTGGAATATATGATGGACGAGCAAGAACATCTATAGACCAGTATTTGTTAAATGTCTCATAGACAAACTTAATAGCATCATTTGCCTGATAAACTTTGCTTTCAAATTTACGTTTTTTGATAGCAGTATTTAATTCGCGTTCAACCAATCCCCAAGGTGCCATACGGCGAGACTCAATTAATTGACGTTGAGTTTTAGCATCAGTTATAACACGTTGTCCCTGAGCATCCATTGCATAACCTTTTTGAGCAATAGAATTTGTCGCACCAAATACTTGATTTTTAATTTCTTGAGTAAATGTTCTGATTGTTCTAGTATCAAAAAATCCTTTTGAATAAGCAAGGATTAATCCCATTTGGTCTTCTAGTTCGTCAAGGACATTATTGCGCTCTATGTTTGTTTGAGCATTGGCAAACTTAGATTTTACTTGTGTTCTAAATTCACCAGCAGTAATTTTTGTTTTTGGTGTAATGTTAATTAAGTTAGCACCATTAGTAAATAAATCAATGTCATCAAAGAACGCATCAAGTTCTTTTAATCCATCAAGGGGGCGAGAGCCAGAGTATGTTACAAAGCCAAGTGGTTTTTCTGTACCAACAAATCTTACAACTCTGGTAATAGGACCATTTAAAGAACCGCCAAGGATTCTTTCTTCCATTCCACCAAGTCTAGTAAAATCTCTAGTAACAGCAGAAGCCTTTAGATTTTGTAATTTATCACGAGTTTTAATAAATGCACCCTTACCAAGAACTGGTTCCATAGGTACATAATCTTTTGCAAATTTACCTGAGGTTCCAGTTGCTGGGTCAAGTAATGAATCTTTAATAAATTTATATTCAGGTACACGATTAATTGCATCATCAAACGCAGCATTCATACGAGACCAAGCCTCATCTGAAAACTCTAACGGCTTACCTTCTTCAATTCTTTTAGCACGAAAAAAGGAATTCATATCTGCACTTTCATAAAGGTCAGAAGGAATATTTTTAGACAGCCTGTCAAATGCTGGCAAGTAACCTTTATCAGCAAGAATTAAGTCTTTAACTGTGTTTGGGTCAGTAGCCCTTTGTATTGGACCAAATAAATTTTCGTTGTTTGTGTATTTTGTAAGTATCGTAGAGACTTCATCAATATTAGACGTAGCAGCCAACTTTGCAATATCATTGCCAATGGCTGTTTGTCTACCAGATATAGCGTTACTTTGAATAAACAAAATTCCATCATCAATATCTTTTTCAACTTTAGAAAGATTTTTGACTCGTGTAGTAAGTCCAGCCCTACGAGCACCCAAAGAACCTACTTTAGCAGCAGTACCAAATGCGCCAGTCAATGCTATATTAGATACTGTAAAATCTGTTAAGCCAGTAAAATATCTTCCAACTGTGTTTTCAACAAATGCTTTTTGAATATCATCATCATTCCATAAATCAACTTCATCTAAATCAATTCCACCTTTATCAAAAACAATATTTGCAATAGGCTTAATCATTGATAAATCTGATTTAGTTAATGCCTGAGCAAGGCTTACTTCTTCGGAACGTTTGTATGCCTCTATAACATCTGATACTTGAAAGCCTTTTTCAAACTCACCTTTTTGATATAATGGGGAGTCGACATCTGTTAATAGTCCATAAGTTGCAATTGGGCGAGTTACATATGGAGAAATAACTTCGTCGTGAAGTTTTACTCCAGCCTTTAATACTAGGTCATTGCTTACTGCTTGGTTCTTTACTGAGTACTTTAAATTTTCTTTAACAATGTTTTGTGCTTCTTGTTCTAAGCCTAGAGCAGTCAATTGCTTACTTGCTCCAAGTTCAACACCAGCAGGAATTACAATGTTTGAAATAGCCTGAGAAGGTGAGCCAAAGTTACCAGTAAAGGTACCCGCTAAATACTCACCAATATTACCAACTGCACCACCTATTGGTTTGGCGATATTGTCTAGGAAACTATTCCATAATGACATTATATCTCCTTAAATTCTTTTACGATTAGGTGTACTACCTTGAGGCTGTTCTTGTGTGATTGCTTCTATAAAAGCATCTCTATCATCTACTGAATCCCAAGGGATTGTTGATAGTTTCATAATGATTCCTAGGTTTTGATAACCTAAAGAATTTGCAAATTTATCAATGTTGTCAAATATGCTACCAGGAGTGAAAGCACTCATTGCATCTCTTTTATTGTAAAGTTTAAAAATTGCTTATATGAATCTGGAGCATCTGGAGATTGAGCAGCAGCAATCAGGGAAGGCATATACTTATTGATAATTGCTTTGTTCTCAATCAATCTTTCATCGCTACGAAGTGAGGCTGGCAATACTCTCTCTCCTGCACCACGTCCAAAATTTACACCAGTAGATTGTGGCTCCATTGGATTTTGAGTATCATCCAACAGAGTTCTAATACTGCTCATATCAAATGTTGGTGTTTCTTCTGCTTTAGCCAATTTTGCTCCACCTTGTTGCGCCATAGTTTCTACTCCAGTAGAACCTAAACTTTTCATATTTGGTATATATCTATTTGGTTGTCCATCTTTAGAACCTGCACCACCTGTTGCAGAAATTCCAAAATTATTCTGAGAAGCATCTGGTCGGTATCCGCCTTGTGTACTTCCAGGTGTTTGAATGACCATTAGATTACTCCTATTTAGTAAATTGTGTTTTTATATTTATTGCCCCACCACACCAAACATTATATTGAATAGCAATATTAATTGCTTTCTTAGCATAACTAGATGCTTTAGTGTGAGTTCTTCTTTCAGTATCTAATGCTACTAATGCGCCTAATGCTAATGCGCCACCCGCACCGATACCGTACAAACCTTTATCATCACGCATAAAACCATAATCATCACTGACTTGATATAACTTGCCATTAAAACAAACTAAAGCGTCCCAACCAGAATCATCATCGTTTTTATTCTTAGGTGCTGGGTCATATCCTGCTTCATTAAGAGCCTGCTTTATAGATGGCAAAACTCTAATCATCATAAATCTATCTGGGTCTTGCGTCTTAATTACTTTAGGTGGTTGCCATAAGTTATTAAGAATATCTCCTGCTATAGCATCACCTGCTACTGCAATTAAATACTCACCAACTTTAACAATTTTTTCGCAACCTTTTGCTACATATGGTTTATCCATATACGTAGTCATTGAGTCTGCAGCAAGCACAGCCCAACCATTACCTTGAATACCTACTATTGCAGTCATAGTCCCCTACCTAGTTATCCTCTAGTTACGACTCTTGCTCCTGCTTTACCAGATGAGGTAAGGCTAGAAAGAATAGTTTGAATGTCTGGTGCTGCTTCCTGTGTTGGAGGAATAGCGCCTCCTGCTGGCGAGGCTTCGGGAGCAGGGGACGGTTGCTCAACCATTTGTGCCTGACCAACAGGAGGAACCTGTGGTTGTGCAGGAGCAGGTGCTGGAGCAAATACCTCAGCAATTGCTTCCTCTATAGTCGTCCCTTTTTGCCGTAACTTAATTACATTTGCAATCTTTGAAACAATATCGCTTGGGTCTTGACCTTGTGCAGCCATACCAGGAATTGCTTGACTGTATGCTTGAATTGAAGATAACAAAGATTGACGCATATTTTCAATTTCAATTTTCTCTTGTTCTTGTCCCACGTTAACAGAGAATGGCATTTCACGCATAGCCATATCTTTAGAGATAAGACCTCCGCCTAATGCCTGTAGCATAAAGATTAATCCCTGGGCAGGATTTAAACCTGCAAGCATTCCATATCTAACATCGGCTGAGTAGTCGCCTTTGATGTCTTTCTCTGGGTCGTAGGTAATCTCATATGGAGAACCAGAATCTACGCCACGAATTGTCTTGGAGCCAGGGAATATTTTTTCGTCCACCTCAAAGCATATGCTAATTACCTCACGAAGGGCAGAAGCAAATATTGCTTGCGCTGATTTAATCTGTGTATCAAAGGCACCCATAAGAGCCTGTACACCTTGACCAGTAACAATTGAAGCATCAATGTTTCCAGTACGAGATTCAGGATAACGTGAACCTACACGAAGTTCTTGATTTAATAGTGTTTGTTCTGTGAATGCACCTTGAGGTAGAGTAAGTTCTACACGGCGTACACCTGCAGGGTTGGCTGTGCGGATAATCGCATCGCCACCTAGTTGTAATTCATTTACATCGCTAGGAAGTACGATTGGAGATTGAACAGATTTCTCTGCTGCTTCCATTGCAAGCATAGCAAAACGATTGCGTAGCAATTGGATACCAAGTACGTCATCAAATTGTCCACGAATATCATCGTCAACATTTGGTCGTCTAGCAACAACAATCATTAGTTTACCGATTGGATTCTTGGCCTTAGATAAAACTAAGTTATCACGGCGTGGTACGTAAACTACTGATTGGTCTTTGTCGTAATAACGTATGATTTCAATTAATCCATTTAGGTCTTGGTCATATCCCATAGGCCCAAGTAATTGACGCTCATACTCTGGGAACTGGGCAGTTAATTCGCCCAATGTCAAAGAGTACAGTTTAGCAAATGCAACACAACGTCCATAGCGGTCAAATTCAGGATATGCCATCCTTGAGTTTTCTATGCGTATGCGAGGCATCTGGTTTTCTTCGTCGAGTTCAATTACGAACGCAGCGAAACCATAGGTTATATATCTATCTGCTCCTGAGTACATTTGTACCGCAAGGTCAGAATGGTTAAAATAGTTAGAAGCAATGCGAGTGCGCTTATCAGCAAAAGCACGGGCACGGTCAGAAACAGAATTCGCCGCAGAACAGTTGACTGCTGGCAGAGGCGCCATAACCTCAGAAAGGTCCCTGGCAACAATATCAATAAAATTTGCAACGACATTTGCGTCTACGCCCTCTGGAAAGAAGTCAGGATATACGTCGGCGATTTTGCCTTGACGTACAGCAAGTACATCTCCAGCACGAGCATCACGCTCTGCAGCACGAAACTTGAGTGACTCAACTCGTGCAGCGATTTGTCTAATGTCTAAAGCCATTTGCTTCCTAACTGTATGTTTCGGCCCATTGTTCTGCGAAGGCTTCATTTAAATCAATTGAATGTCTTTGTTGCTTTTGTGCTCTAGTTGCCCAACGGTTATTGGCAAACTTAGATGCACTTGAGGTTTGTTGCATCAACTCTCTTATTCTGATAACAGCAAACCACAAAGCCATTACGGTATCTGTAGGGTTTCTAGTATCAGGTTTCCAAGTTATTAATTGTTGAACTAACGTCTTAAGACCTTCTGAGCCTTCGTTAGACGGTAGTTCAATTATGTTGTTATCTTGAAACCGTGAGTCACGGGTAGTACCAAACAGCATAGCCATTGAAGCCACACCGAATGCTGCGTCCCACTTATTCTTGCCAGTAAAGTGCGAATTAAGTTGGCAGCCATATTGGGCTAACCAGTTTCTTAAATCATCATCTAAGGCGTAAGCCTTTTGATGTGCGTTAATTTCAATTCTGATTTCTTGTGGCTTGTATTTAATGACCCACTCTTCGATTAAATCTCTAATCTTCTGAGGACTAGGGTCAGTCATATTGACACAATCTAAAATATATATTTTGCCATCGGCTCGGTTATAGGTAACTACTACCGCTCCCGTTGCTCCAGACATTGCTGGGTCGAGGCCAATAACTGTATATGCAGATTCAATGTTTTTCGGATGTCCAGCGGTTCCAGACTTGAGAGGTCCTCGTTTTCGCATTCCGTTGACGCTACCTGCAACGCAGGTCGGTGAGAAGATTGAGTTTTCAACAACATCTTCTTGTTGGTAAACCATCGCCCAAACCGACGGGGTAACCTCTGAGCGTCTAGTAAATAATGCTGGTCCATCCCACTTTGCATATAATCCATCTTCGCCTGGTTCATCAATATCAATTTCTGGTCTATCAGTTTTGGGCCAGAGCGTTTTCCAGTTTACAGGCTTTTCATCAAACTCTAAAACTGCTGGACAAGCAAAGTAGGTAAATGGAGATTTACCGCCAGTCCATTGCGAACCGTCCCGTAGCATTTTGTATAAATCTATTGGGGCAACACGGGTTCCTACTATAAGTAGTTTTCCGTGTCGACCCAAACGGGTGATGACTTCTTTTTGAAGCCATTCAATTTGCTTTTCCCACTCGTGGGCATTTGAGTTCATCACCACATCGTCTAGGATAATTAAATCTGCACGAGCACCGTAAATTTGAGAACCGATAC